GCCCCACCATAAACCCCAAGGCCGTAGGCTATAACCTTCCATGATACACCCTCAGTCCTAAGCTCCATCGCCAACGCTATATCCGCATTGGTCAGGGATGGGGGTCTGCCGCGCCTCATCGCCAGAGCTGGGCAATCTGCCCATATTCTTTCACCATAAGCTCCTCGGCAATGGAACTGCCCAGCCCCTTATAAACAAGCTCAATAGCCTCGCCGGGGGTCACATCAGGGTCAACCTCAAACTTTCCCTCAAACTCCTTCCCGTTAATCTTGAACCTGTATTTCAGCCAGTGGGTAAAGTCATCAAAAGAGTGGGACACTAACAGCGCACCGCTAAGCTCATTGTTGTCAATGCGGATTTTCTTGATAGCCCGCTGCTCAGCCTTTGCCTCCATCTCCCGCAGAATCTTGATTGAGTCATCTGTGGGCGCACGGTGTTCGTTGATAGTGACTTCCTTGGCGTAAGGCACAGCCTCCGTTGTGTGTTTGTGGATAACCTGCGGCGGCTTTCTAAACATATTGATACTCCTCAATCCCAAGTTGTTCGTTAGTCCGCTTGCGCCATGGCTTCACTATCCAAGCCTTCGCCATGCTGGCACGTTGGAACCTGCCCTCCGTCACCCGCACCAGTTCGCCCCGGTTCTCCATCCTGGCAAACGCGCCGCTGACCACGTTCTGGTTCAGCCAAGGATTTTTCTTGCGTACATGCTGCAAAGACCAGAAGCTAAGCTCAAGGTTATTGACGTACTGGCTGGACTCCCGTATCAGTTGTTCCGCACTGGGTCTTACACTTTCCACAGCAAAGCCTCCATTGTCTTGATGCGCTGGCGACAGCCCTCATCGTACTCGCTGAAGTTGCGCGGGTAGGTGTCCTTCCCGTCATTGACTATCGCAGCCTTCTGGCTGTTGGTCTTGCGCAGGCGGGCTATCTCACACGCTATCGCCTGCCGGATGGTGTCTGGTCTTGCTATCATTGCTTACCTCCTACAGTTGAGACTTCATGATAGTTAATACATCATGAGCCTGCAAGGATTGTTTGGATTATTTTGTTACCCGCCTGCCATCAAGGAAATACTGCCCGTACTTCTCAAGGAACGTGGCGCGTATCTCGGGGGTGTCTATGAATACCTGCGTCAGGTCATCCAGTGAGGACATATCGCGGCTCTTAACTATCAGCCCATCTGGCTTGGCGTTGGCCTGGGGACTGCCGCCCCTGTCCTGTGCGCGGGCCAGCCAGCTATTCACGAACCGCTTGATGCCCCGTGGCGTTTTGCGTTTGGTGGGGTTGGCATCCAGCCAGCCGGTCATGGCGTTCAGCTCCTGAAACACATCCACGGCAGGGTATAGCTGCTGCCATTTCAGTACGTCCTCATCTTCTGGTTGCCAGTCGGTTCCGTCATTTAGAATCATTTTGTACTCCCATTATTTAAAGACATAGCTAGTCTAATGAGGGCTATTGGTGACCCCCTTCCAGATACTACTTAGTCCAAAACCATCCAGTAATCAGCAACCCGTTATACTCTGGTGGGTAAATCCAGACCCCTTACTACTTAGGTCACCGTAACGCTGTTTATCCCGCCCTCAAAGGTCGGATGGCCTAGCCCCCTATCGGCGCGGCAGCGGGCACTGCTCAGTTTGATAACCCAGGCGCGACTGGGTGGCCCTATTGGGCGCGGGGTAAACAAAAAGACGGGTAATTCAGAAAAACAGAACGCTATTGCTTTGATGTTCAGTTTTGCCTAATTCCACTAAATAGAACGCTATTGCTTTTGTGTTCTATTTGACGGATACTATGCCCGTCTTGTGTTGTTCACGCCTTCAAGACTACTCCCTGACCCCCCTCTGGGTCAATCCGTATTAGCCCCTTCCTCGCGGTTGGGGCTTTTTTAATCACCGTTTCCGCTTCAGCCTATATCTGGCGTACTGCCCATCCCCGCCGGGCTTGTCCACCATCTCTGTTTCAATCCAGTGGCCTGCGTCCCTGAGCTTGTGGATGACTGCCGCCAAACGGAAGCAGCCGTATTCGTTGAGCGCCTGGATGGGGGTGATTGGCCCCCGCTTCAGGTGGCTGAGAATCGCATCCTTCTGGCTCATGCCGCTTTCTCCTCTTCCTGTTCAGCAATCCGCGCCAGGATAAGGTCGCGCACCCAGGCGCTGAACTTCTTCCCGTCCCGCTTGGCTGCGGCGTGGAACAGCTTTCTTTCCCACTTGTACCGCACCATGAACTGCATGGGGACATTGAGCTTTAGTTTGTCTACTACTTTACGCATCGTGTTGGCCTCCTTGTGTGCCTGATTAAACGACAGATGAACTATAGCACCCAAAAGAAATCATTAAAAGTATTTGACACATGAAATATCATCCCCTATTATTCGTCCTGTAACACACATCAACGCCGTAGGAGGCAAAGCAATGAACCAAGCAGCTAATGAGATGAAAGTTATCCAAGTTAACGACGGAACAATCACCAAAAAGGTTGAGATTCTTGCCGACCCCAAGCGTCCCGGCCTGAAGTTGTGCCGCTGCTACGATGAAAACGGCAACCACATATCCACCCTGTGGGGTAAGTCAAACCAGGCAGAAATTGAGGAACACGAGGCGGGCGCGTAAGCGCCCCTGAGTTGGAGGCAAAGCAATGAACCAAGCAGAACAAGTCGCCATGCTACTCCCAGCCCTGAAAGCCCTCGCAGAACAAGTCGCCATGCTACTCCCAGCCCTGAAAGCCCTCGCGGGTGATGAGGTGGTGGACGTAAGCATCCAGGGCCTGACCGTGCAAGTCACCCCTGAATACTGGATGGCCCACTTTGAGACCATGGCTGGGGTTGATGTTGAGGTAACGCGCTTTAAGTACCAAGGCGATGACTATGAGGCCCGCAGTGTTGTGGTGGGTGATGAGCAGGTAACCATCAAGGCTTACATCCCTGTTGAGGCTGAACCCGACATAGAAGAACAGTGGGACGCCGCAAGGAAGGAAAGCCAAGACATTCTGGACGGCATGTTCAGGGCGGGTGATTGATATGACACCCGAAGAGATTCGCAAACACGGGGCGGTACATGCCAACTTGCGCGGGGCCAACTTGGGCGGGGCCGACTTGCGCGGGGCCGACTTGCGCTGGGCCAAAGGTTTTCACCTGCTTCCCGTCCAGGACATGCGCGGCTACAGCTTTGCTCATGCGGTTGAGTGTGAGGGTGGCTGGCGCGTCCGCGCTAGTTGTCGGGACTTCAGTATTGAAGAGGCCAGGGCGCATTGGGGTGAGGATTACAAGGGCGACAGGGAGCAAGGTGATATGTACCTGTACGCAATCGACTGGCTGGAGAAGAAAATCAATGACTAAGGACTTTGTACACCTGTCCCGTGACAGGCGGGGACCGCCGCGCCCCTATTACCGCCACAGTGAGCAGCGGGGCTGGATTGGCTTTGCGTTCTTTGTCGGCATGATATTTGGGATTGTTATTTGCAGAATTGTGGGGGTTATGTAGTGAGCGAGTTGAATATTTTTCAGCGAATTAACGCGGTGCGCGAGGATGTGAAGTACATCCAAAAGGATGCCAAGGTGCAGGGCTATAGTGCCGTGACGCACGATATGGTCACTGCCAGCCTGCGGGCCTCGCTGGTAAAGCACGGTATTGTTATTGTCCCCCGGCAGACAAGCGGGCGGGTGATTGAGCCGCGTGACCCGGCGAACGGGGTGAAAATGCTCAAGTATCAGGGCGATTATGAGATTGATTTTGTCAACATGGACAAGCCTGATGAGAAGGTAACCATGCCGATACAGGCCCATGCGGATGACAATGGCGACAAGGCACCAGGCAAGTGTCTGTCCTACGCCACCAAGTCAGCAATGCTCAAGCTGTTCAGCCTGGAGACTGGCGAGAACGACGAGAGCCGCGTGGCCGATGAGGACTTGTCTGACATCACTGAGGCACTGAATGCCTGTGAGGACATGGACGCATTGCAGGCCACCTTTAAGCTGGCGTGGGCATCGTACCCCAACAGCCGGAAGGAGCTGACTGCCATCAAGGACGCGAAGAAGAAGGAGTTGGCTAGTGATTGAACAGCTTTCGGATGATTGGTTTGCCCAACGGCTTGGCAAGGTCACAGCCAGCAGGGTCAAGGATGTCATGGCTAAGACCAGGTCAGGCCCGGCGGCATCGCGTAAGAATTACATGATGGAACTGCTTTGCCAGCGCCTTACCGGACAGCGGGAAGAGGGATACACCAACGCCGCCATGCAAAGGGGCATTGACCTTGAGCCGCTTGCCAGGTCTGCCTATGAGGTAATCCAGGGCGTTACGGTGGAAGAGGCTGAGTTTGTCATCCACCCTGACTACCCTGACGCTGGCGCAAGCCCTGACGGCTTCGTGGGTGATGATGGGTTGATTGAGATAAAATGCCCCAACACAGCCCAGCATGTCGCGGTGATTCAGTCGGGCAGCTACGATGATAAATACTTCTGGCAGATGCAAATGCAGATGTGGTGTACCGGGCGGCAGTGGTGTCACTTTGTCTCATTCGATGACCGTATGCCAGAACCCCTGCAAACCCATGTTGTCCTGCTTGAGCGGGATGACCAGGCTATCAGTGACTTGAGTACGGCTGTGCTTGAGTTCCTGGGTGAACTGGAAACACTTGAGAAGGATATGAGGGCAAGATATGAGTAATGACAAGGTTTTTGTGGACGGTCTTATCGTCAAACGCCACGAGAACGCACCAGACTTCGTGCTGTGCAATCTCAGCATCAAGGTGGAAGAACTTATTCCGTTCCTACAGCAGCACGCCAGTAATGGCTGGGTGAACGTCCAGTGCAAGCAGGGCAAGTCAGGCAAGCTGTATGCAGAACTGGACACCTGGAAGCCTACGCACGGCGACACAGCCAGGCAGGAAGCGCCGAAGGTGAGGCAGCAGCTTGAACAGCCTGCTGGCGGGGGCGACTTCGACGAAGACATACCGTTTGCCCCCTACATGCGCGGCATGGAGTACATGGCGTGACCTGCGCCAAGCAGATTGCTCCCGAGTGCTCGTCGGAGCACTACGCCAATGACCGGGCCTGTAAGGAGTGCAGAAAGCAGATGGTCAGGGCAAACCGCGCAGCGAACCGGGAATACTACCGGGCCTATGACCGTGGAAGGAACATGCGCCCCGATAGGGTCGAGGCAAGGCGGGAGTACATACAGACGGACGCGGGGAAGGCGTCCAAGCAGAAGGCCATTGCCAAGTACAATACCAAGAACCCCAAGAAGTACGCAGCCAAAAACGCAGTCAACAACGCTGTCCGTGATGGCAAGCTGACCAAGCCAGATACCTGCTCAGAATGCGGCGCGGGAGGGCGCATACATGGCCACCATGATGACTACTCAAAGCCCTTGGAGGTGCGCTGGCTGTGCCCAGCCTGTCACAAGGCCCACCACAACACACAGGGGAAGGGTGATGCGACCCTTTGAACACGAGCCAGTAGAGTTAGTGGGTTGGGTGCAACACGGAACCATTGCAGATGGTGGGTATAAGTATGGCTCTTGGAGCAGACAAAAGGGGCGGGTGTACGTTGTCATCAGTCAGGGAGAGGTTAGCCGTGATTATTGGGTGCAGTGCTGTAACGGCGGGACAGTGCTTCACGGGCCACGAAAAACCCTTAAAGGCGCGGAAAGGTTGGGGAATAAAGTGTTTGCAGAGGCACTCAACACACAGGGGAAGGGTGATGGATAACGACAAACAAATGATGATTGTTGACAGCGTGACTCATTCTTTCCGTATGGCCTGCGCTGAAATTGTCCAAGAACACACCAGCTATCATGCCACACTGCGCCCCCGGCTGTTTATTGACGGAAACCAGTGGTGCGCCCTTTATGGCGAAAACTTGCAAGATGGGGTGGCAGGGTTTGGGGATACCCCCTCCAAGGCGTTGCGAGACTTCAATTCTGCTATGTATAGGTCACTCAACACACAGGGGGAAGGGTGAAAGTCTTAAACCTATACGCAGGATTAGGCGGAAACCGCAGGCTATGGCCTGATGATGTCGAGGTGACTGCCGTTGAATATCGGGAAGATATTGCCGAGTTCTATGCCTACGAGTACATAGACGACCAGGTGATGGTTGGGGATGCACACCAGTATCTTCTCGAGAACTTCAGGGACTTCGACTTTATATGGGCATCAACACCTTGCCCAACGCACAGCCGCGCCAGGTTCTGGTCACATCAACAGCGTGACCCGGTATACCCTGACCTGAAGCTGTACGAAGAGATTCTTTTCCTGCGGCACACATTCAAGGGCTTGTGGGTAGTGGAGAACGTAAAGCCGTACTATGAACCCCTGATAGCCCCCACAGCATCACTGGGCAGGCACCTGTTCTGGTCTAACTTCCACATTGAGCCTTACCAGGCTACAGATGCGGATATACACACCGGCAAGCGGGACGAATGGCAAGACACACACGGGATAGATATTAGCGGCTGGACGTTCCAGGATAGGACGGACAAGTTGCTAAGAAACTGTGTTCACCCGGAACTGGGTTTGCACATATTGGAATGCGCGAGGGGCGTACCTGGTACCGTTGACCAGATGAGCCTGCTCAACACACAGGATAAAGGGGACTCGCCAGCCTGATAAGCTGGTATAATAAAACTCCACGGCACTCGGGGACCACCATACGCCCCGACCCTAACCAGGAATGACCCACCTGGGCCACAACGGGTCACTTACTTAGGGGGAAGCATGGATAGGGATGAAGTATTGGACGCACTGGCGGAACTGGCAGAAGCCCTTGAGGCGCTCTCTCAAGCCGTGTGGCGCGTTGTCGAACTAGGGGAGGCTGATGACCAGCAGCCCAGCTAAGAAGCCCAGCCAGTGCGCTGTATGCGGCGAGGACTACTATCCCGCACGACCCACCCAGGAGGTCTGTGGGAACATCAACTGCAATATCATCCAAGCAAACAGGAAAGCCAATGGCAGTGAAAAGATGCCCCGCCGACATCGCGTTTAGTAAGGCTGTCAGGACAGCACGCCCAGCCTGTGAGTATTGCGGCAGGACAGACACCCTGGAAGCTGCCCACATATTCGGGCGCAGGTCTAAGTCTGTTAGATGGGATACCCTGAACGTAGTGGTTCTATGTCACCATCACCACAGACACTTCACTGAAAACCCACTGGAGTTCACCCGCTGGCTTGAGGGCTACGTTGGGCGGGGGTATCTGGACATCCTGAACGAAAAGCGCAACCAGACATTCAAGACCACAAAAGCCATACGCTCAGACATCGCCAAGCACTATCGGCAGGAACTGAAGAAGCTGGAGGCTGGGACGCACGACCTGGTCAGCTACCAATGAAAACCTGCACTGTCGGGGGGTGTGATAAGCCGCAGCGGCCAGGGCAGTCGGGTTATTGCCCCATGCATTACCACCGTCTTTACAGAACAGGAACAACCACAAAAGGCCCATATATCGTAAAGCCTAGAAAAGATGTAAACGGCTACATTCATTACGGGCTGGTAGCACTGCATAGGATTGCCTACCGATACAAGTACGGCGACAACTTGCCACCCTGCTGGAGTTGTGGGAAGGAGCTATCATGGGATGATGGCAAGAAGATGCATATAGACCACATCGATGAGAATATTGAAAACAATCATATAGACAACCTTCGGGCATCTTGCTTTCTGTGCAACACCCATCGCTCGTCACACAAGCAGGGCATCTTGCTGACTGCGCGGGGGAGAACTATGAATGTCGCGTCTTGGGTGCGTGAGCCAGATGTTGTGATTAGTTACGGCGGCTTGCTTGCTCGGTTGAAACGTGGGCAAAATGCGGAAGAGGCCATCTTTGGCAAGAGGAAAACCCGCCGTGACTGAATCCGAAGCCTGGGCACAATGGGGGCAAAATGAGCATTGAATTGCTGCATATGGATTGCATGGAATACATGGTGGGCTGTGAGGACAACTCTTTTGATTTGGCGATAGTTGACCCGCCTTATGGGATTGGGGTCAATGTATCTATGGGCCGCAGGAAGGGCCAGGCCGCTAGCGGTTACAAGAAATTCCACGGTGAAGATAGGGAGCCGCCCAAACGAGAGTATTTTGACCAGCTTATGCGGGTCAGTAAGGGGCAGGTTATATGGGGGGCCAATCATTTTATTGACCTCATCCCAATCCCCAGCCCCTGCTGGCTTATGTGGGACAAGGGCTTTTCCGATGAGGTTACTTTTGCCCAGTTTGAGTTGGCGTGGACTAGCTTTAAAACCACAGCAAAGAAATACGACAAGCCACCCAATGAGAGGCATCGAATTCACCCCACCCAAAAGCCGCAGGCTCTTTATCGGTGGATTCTCGAAAACTACTCAGCCCCAGGACAGCGCATCCTAGACACCCATCTTGGCAGTGGTTCTAGCGCCATAGCCGCGCACTATTTTGGCTGTGACTTTGTAGGCACCGAACTGGACGAGGATTACTATAACGCTGCGGTTGAGCGATTCGCCAATGAGACAAAACAAGTGGCCATGTTTTGACTGAAGAGGCCGAAACCTGGGCACAATGGGGGAAAAATGAGTATTGAATTGCTACATATGGATTGCATGGAGTACATGGCGGGCTGTGAGGATAACGCCTTTGATTTGGCGATTGTTGACCCGCCTTATGGGATTGGTATGGATGGCGGGAGCATAGGGAAGGGGAAGGCTCACGCCAAGAAGGGGTGGGATAGAACGCCCCCAGCAAAGGAGTATTTTGCAGAGGTGGAGCGGGTTTCAAAAAATCGAATTATATGGGGGGCAAACCATTTCACCTATGCCCTAGACCCTGTAAGGGGCTGGATTTACTGGGATAAGATGCAGGACGGATTTGGCAAGACGTTCTCTACTGGAGAGCTTGCGTGGACTAGCTTTGACAGACCAATGTCTCAAATTCGCTATCAATGGCAAGGAAACTACTGCGGGTTTGAGGGGGCAACAACCCTGAAAACAAAGACTGGCGAAACCAGCATTCACCCCACCCAAAAGCCAATTAAGCTCTATGACTGGCTATTAAAAACCTATGCCGAACCAGGCCAGCGCATCCTAGACACCCATTTGGGCTCAGGCTCCAGCGCTATAGCCGCCCATTACTTCGGCTGTGACTTTGTAGGCACCGAGATAGACCCTGATTACTTCAAGGCAGCACAAGAGCGGTTTAACCAAGAAACTAAACAGGTGGCAATGTTTTGACTGACGAGGCCGAAACCTGGGCACAATGGGGCAGATACATGATGGGGGATGAACCCCCGAGGAGAAACGATGACAGCCAAGAAGAAGCAGAAAACCCAATCAGGGACAGTTATCCACAGGATATCGAAACCAGTGGCGGTGATTCATCACGGTAAAGAGCCTGCTAACGGGTACAAATGGGGCAAGTCAAAGCCTAAAGCCAAGAAGTGACCGACTATACCCACCTACAGCTACGCAGAATCGCCGCCTACGCGGTTAAAGAGGTCTGCCAATCCTACCCCACCACCCCCTTGGGTAATAAGGCTGTGGCCCTTATAGGGGACAATCCTGACGAGTGGGACGTATCGGGCAGCGACATCAACGCCCTGGTTGACGGTAAGGTAGCAGCCCACGTCCACATCATCGGTGACATTGCCCTTGTGTGCGTTCCAGATTGGTACGGTTTAATACGCCCTGAGCACATCCCCGACTTTGACCCGGCTGAGCATGGCCTTGAGACCGACAGCGGCTACAACCCCGCCACCGGCGAACCCTTTGACGATGATGAGATTGAGGTTAGAATAGACAACGTGCCAAACCTGAACGCCCCTGAAGTTTCCATACCCAGGACACCCAGGCGGCAACCGATTCAGGTGATTGCAAGCAGGTAATGAGTAGACACTAACCACAATGGCCAGAGACACAAGGACAGCCGCACAAAGGAATCGGGCAATCCGACAGGAAGCCCTGCGCGACCAGCTTTCCAATCAAAAGCACGTTGAACATGTTGTTGATATCATTGACAAACTGCTAGATGCAGACAATGAGCTTGACCCCACACAGGTAAACCGCCTCAAGATAGCAATGGAAGGCAAGTTCAAGCTAATCAACAAGTACCTGGCCGACATCAAGCAGATGGATGTGGATGTCCAAGCTGACGTTAATCACAACAACCTCCCCGACCTATCAGACGAAGACAAGCAGCACCTGGCTGAGATACGCAGAAAGCTAGATGAGCGCCCTCAGCAAGTACACTGACGAGGAAGTCTACCGTCTGGCCATGTCCCTACCCTGGAACCCCCAGGAAGGCCCACAGCACGAAGCCTACTTCAGCCTAGCTGACCTCACCCTATACGGCGGTGCTGCTGGTGGTGGCAAGACTGACCTGGCCATTGGCCTAGCCATACGCGAACACCAAGAAACCCTGTTCATCCGCCGTGAGTCCAAGCAGCTGGGTGCTGTGCTAGACCGCATAGCCAAGCTGATAGACCCCGAACGCAAGGGCTACTCAGGCCAAGAGGGACGCTGGATTATCCCCCCGTGGGATGGGGTAAAGCGCCAGATTGTCATCGGCTCAACCCCTAACTTAGGTGACGAGAACAGGTACCAGGGACGCCCTAGAGACCTATTGGTCATCGACGAAGCCGCCAACATGCTTGAGGCACAGGTACGCTTCCTGATGGGCTGGGTGCGTTCTACTGACCCCAAGCAGCGCTGTAGAACCCTGCTTTGCAGCAACCCCCCTACTGGGCCTGAGGGCGAATGGCTGATTGAGATGTTCGCGGCATGGCTGGACAGCAACTACCCCAACCCCGCTGCCCCTGGTGAGCTTCGCTGGTTTGCTATGGTTAACGGCAAGGAACTGGAGGTTGATGGCCCTGACCCGTTTGAGGTGGACGGCGAGAAGATAATCCCGCAGTCCCGCACCTTTATCCCCGCCAAGCTGGATGACAACCAGTACCTGCGTGATACCGGATACCGGGCTACCCTGATGGCCCTCCCTGAGCCCCTGAGAAGCCAGATGCTGTACGGTGACTTCACCGCAGGCCGTACTGATGGCGAGTGGCAGGTTATCCCCAGCGCGTGGGTAGAGGCTGCTATGAACCGCTGGGAGGAACCCCAGTACCAGCAGGAGGATATAACGTCAGTCGGCGTAGACCCCAGCCGTGGGGGTGAGGACAGCACTGTAATCGCTGGGCGTATCGGGTGGCACTTCACATCCCCCAAGCTGTACGAGGGGCACCAGATGCCTGACGGGCCTAGTGTGGCGGCCAAGGTGATTGAGTTCTGTGGTGCCAGTCACTGCCCTGTCAACGTGGATGTGATTGGTATCGGGGCCAGTGTGGTGGACAGCCTGGCTGGGATGATGGGTGCCCGTGTTGTCCCGGTGACCAACTCAGGCAAAAGCGAGGACACTGACTTCACTGGCAACCTGAAGTTTATCAACAAGCGTGCAGAGGGCTGGTGGCGTATGCGGGACATCCTGAACCCTGCCCATGGTTATGACGTAAAGCTACCCCCTGACCAGCGCCTGAAGGCTGAACTATGCACCCCCACGTACAAGATGCAGGCGAACGGAATCAAGATTGAGGCCAAGGAGGACATCATCAAGCGCCTGGGGCGGTCAACTGACGTTGCTGACGCGTACATCAACGCCAGTGAGAAGGCTGGGACGGGTGGAATTCGGTCAGTGAAGCAGCGCAAATCTGGGTATAACTGACAAATTCTGGCAAGATTCCGTTAAAATGTGGCATGTTTGGAAAAATATGGCATAATCGGTTAAACATTTGGCAGGCAAGCTGATGGCTAACCAAGAACACCAAGACCTGATTGGTCGATTTAAGGGGCTTGTCTCAGAGCGCACTACGGTGCAGCAGATGTGGGATGCCATTGAAACCTACATCACCCCTTACCGTGGCAAGTTCTTCCGTGACCAGCGCAACGAACACACCATTGACTGGTTTGAGTCCCGAGATATTTACGATTCCACCGCTGTCATGGCGGCAAAGAACTTGGCGGCAAGTATCCACGGTTCACTGACTTCCCCGACTATTAAGTGGTTCGACATCCGTTTTCGTGATGACAAGCTGAACGATGCCAAGGCACCGAAGGAATGGTTGCAGGGCGTGGCGGATGCCATCTTCTATGAGCTACAGGACAGCAATTTTGACCTTGAGATTAACAAGGCGTATCAAGACCTGGTTGGGTTCGGTACTGCCCTGCTGACCCTTGAGGAAGGTGACGGGCCTGCCAGTGACTGGAATGGCCTGGACTTCACCAGCGTGCCTCTGAAGGAGGCGTTCTTTGAAGAGGACTATCGCTCAGGCGTAGCGCGGTTCTACCGCAAGGTTCAATGGACACCCACCCAGTTGCTCAGCAAGTTTGGCGAGAACGGTGTACCGGAACACGTTAAGGACTTGGCCAAGGGTTCCAAGAAGGAGGCCCCGCTTGATGTCCTGTTTGCCATCTACCCCCGCAACAACAAGGTAATGCCCTTGGGGGCCACCACAAGCCCCAGTAAGCGCCCGTACAGCTATTGTTATCTACTGCTGTCTGACGGTGAGGAAATCGAGTATGACCCGCTGCTGGGCAAGGAGATGGGCTATTACGAGATGCCTGCCTTTGCCGCCCGGTGGGATATGACCAATAGCAGCAAGTGGGGCAATAGTCCTGCCATGCTGGCCTTGGGTGATGTGCTGACCCTGAACGCGGTGGTGAAAGATACACTGAGGGCAAGGGCCAAGATGATTGACCCGCCCCTAATGGCCAGCGAGCGTTCTGTGTACACCTCCCTGAACCTTGACCCGGCTACGGTTACGACAGTGCGTGACCCTGCCAGTGCTGTAGCCGCTATGCCTGGCCCTGATGGGCTATCACTGGCTACTAGCAACGATGAGATTAACCGCCTGCAATCCGCCATCCGCAATTACTTCATGGTGGACAGGATTGACTTCCCCGACATGCAGCCCCAGCCGATGACAGCCACTGAGGCGCAAATTCGGTATGAGCGGATGCAGCGTTATTTGGGTGCTACCCTGGCCCACATGCGCAATGACCTGTTAAACCCGATTATTGCCCGTTCGTTCCGCATGATGCTGCGTAAAGGGGTAATTACTGAACCCCCTGCGGCTGTACTTGAGAGTGACCCAGCGCTGGATGTTGAGTACCTTGGCAGCCTGTCCCGTGCCCAGCAGGTGGATGAGGCGGCTGTCATTGAGCGCGTGGCGATGTCTGCGGGCAACTTAGCTACCGTATACGGCCAAGACGCCCTTGACCCTGTAGACCCTGCTGAGGCTGTCAGGCAGATAGCCGTGAAGCTGAATGCCCCCGCCGCGATGATGCGCAGCAAGCAGGATGTGAAGGACAGGCAGGGTGACCGCCAAGAACAGGAAGCACAGATGATGGAAAGCCAGCAGATGCAGGCCCGTGGCGAGGGCGAGCAGGCTATGCAGGAGGCGGCAAGTGGAGGTTAGTCCTGAGCGCCGTGCGCGCCTGAACAAGTTTACCCGTGCGTTGAACACGGATGACGGGAAGGCACTGATGGATGAGGTGCGTGCGGCCTGGGGCGGTGACCCTACCCACAGCAACCCCATTATGTGCGGCAAGAACATTGGCCTTGGTGAGGCCCTCAAGCAGCTAGAAGAATGGCAACGAGGATTACCTGATGAGTGAAGAAACTACCGGAACCGTAATTGACCCTACTGAGTGGCACCAGCATCTACCGGATGTCCTGAAGGATTCGCCGTATCTGCGCCCTGACAAGGAGGGGAAGGTTGATACGCCTGAGAACATTGCGGCGAAGCTGGCCAACGCTGCCAAGGTGCAGGGGAATATCGGTGACACTCACTTGAAGATACCTGCCCCGGAGGCGGCTGAGGCGGACATTGAGGCGTTTCGGAAGCGTGTGATGGAGGTAGACCCTACCCTGTACCGCAAGCCTGACGATTACAGCCCCAACCCTGAGAAGCCTGAGGAGTACACTGACCCGCAGGTTGAGGGGTTGGATACTGAGGCTGTTGACCTTGAGAAGCTGAAACAGATTGCTTTCGACAGTAAGTGGAATCAACGCCAGTATGAGATGGCCCTTGAGCGCATTGCTAGCGACCAGGCGCAGGCTAAGGCAGATGGTGCCAAGTGGGCTGAGGACAACAACGCGGCGATTGCTGAGGCGTTGGGTGCGGCGAAGGATGACCATATTGTCCGCACTGTGGCGATGCTGAAAGACAAACATCCGGCTATTGCAGAGGCGATGCAAAACGGTACAATGGACTCAGGTTCCCTTCTGGCACTGTCAGACCTGGCGCACCAGATTATCGACATGGGCGGTGAGGGAAATGAGTTCAACGCACAGGCAGGCAGTGAGGCACGTGGCCTTACCCCGCTTGAGGCAATGAACAAGGCGCAGGAGGTACGTGGCCAGTTGAAGGACATGTCCCCTGCTGACAAGCGTTATGAACCGCTGCTTGAGAAGCTGGTTGAGTATCAACGGCTTTCAGCGGCCTGACAGGCGGATTACGGGCGACCGTCCCTTGTAGACCTGTCAAACGTCCTGGGTGGTGACGTTAAACGCCAAGCGTAATAGCCCCCCCGCTGGGGGATTACTGGAATGCGTAAACTCTATTTAACTTACTTGGAGAATTACGATGACTAGTAATGCCTCAGTGGAAAATGTCCACATTGAAACATACGAGAGTAACGTCCGTTACCTCGCCCAGCAGATGATTTCCCGTGCCCGTCCGTGGGTGATGGAACGTTCTACCAACGGCGAAGGCCACAACTGGGAGCGGATTGGCGATGCCGAAGCAACGCTGAAAACCCCGGTGGGTGGGCCTACAGGCCGCAACGTGCAGACGCCTGAGGATAACTATCCTTTCAGTCGCCGCCGTTCAACGCCTGGCACCTGGCACACGGGTGACACGACTGAGCCGGAAGACCTGGTAAAGGTGCTGATTGACCCCAACAGTTCAATCGCAAACTCCCAGGCCATGGCCATGGTTCGCGCCATTGATGATGAAATCTTTGACGCGGCTGAGCGTGATGCTGATGACGGTAACGGTGGCACTGTCGCCCTGCCTGCTGGTCAGCAGGTGGGTGACGGTTCTACCAACATCACCTACGACCTGGTAACCGAGGTAACTGAGAAGTTCCTCAACAACGACATCGACCCTGACGAAGAAAAGGTCTGGTTCCTTGACCCTGGCAACGTTCGCAAGCTGCTGCAACTGACTGAGTTCACTTCAGCCGACTACAACAGTATGCGTCCGCTGGAGCAGGGCCAGATTGTCAAGCACATGGGCTACACGTGGGTTCCTTCAACCCGCCTGAACATCCCTGCTGCTGGCCGTGTCAACAACATCGTCATGACCCGCAAGGCCTTGGGCCTTCAGGTGAATGAGGAAATTGTTGCCCGCGTTCAGGAAGACCCCACTATCAGTTTCGCATGGCGCATCTACTGCCGCGCCACGTTCGGTGCTGTGCGTGTGGAAGATGAGCACATCGTACTGGCTGACCTGGCCACTGCGGTATAACTGACCCCCTCCCGAAAGGCTTTGGCTGAGTAGGGAGGAACTTATTGATTAGGAGTTCTTATGGCTATCAAGCGAAACAGTTTCCGCGCCTCTGAGGTAATCCGTATGCGGCGTATGTCTGCTGAGGGTTACAGTGCTGAGCAGATTAGCAACGCGTGCAGTGTCATGGTTGGCAAGGTGGAATACGTTCTATCTGGCGAGTATGACAAAGACCTTGAGGTTGCGAAGAAGGAACGGATTCGTTTGGCTAAAGAGCGCCTGGAAGCCCCGCAGAAGCGTGCTGATGAAGAGGCTGCACGCTTGGGCACTGCGGTAGCGCAGGGTTTGAAAGAAGCTGGCTTAGCCCCTGCTTCCTAGACGGTGATACCTAGTGGCGCTAAGTAACCCCACGCTATCGAACGCCACAACAACATCCCTTGATTGTGCGGTGGACACTGACACTGCTGGCGGGACGATTTACTTTCTGGTAAGTACTGGCGCGCCTGCGGCTATTGAACCATCTGCCTGCGTGAATTTCGGGCAGTCTATTACCGGCTTTGGCACCGGCACCGTCAACCTGGGCACCTGGACTGAAAACCTGTTTCCGTCCACCACTGGCTATAACCGGCCATATTATCTGCACGTTGTCCATGACCCGCTGGATGACGGGAACCTGACCACGAAGGTCACAAGCGCGTTCCTGGCTACGCTGAACGATAACGAAATGACCGCCCCGGCATCTACCGAGCGGTTTTTCCCTGCGGGCGAGACCAGCATAAGCAGCACCGACCCGCTGATAACCGACTGGCTGGATAGTGGCGGCAATGTCACCTCTGACGACCGGGCCAACCTCCCCGCTCAGCTAACGGCTGGGCAGTACACGGTGACTTTCAGCAACCCACTATCGACCAGCCCCAACCAGCAGCGAACGCTGACAATCTCGGCGGCGCGTGGTGGCAAGAGTGGCGCGGTTAAGACGGTCTCCAAGGTTGTTACTGACGGCTCAGGGCTGACGGATAACAGCGAATTCTGGGGCGTCTACAAATACGGGGATTACCTTTTTTGCGCCAAGGGCAACTCCGCTACCGGCACTGACCACGGTGGCATTCGCGTGTTTGATGTATCAGATGTCGCGAACGGCAACGCGCCGCTGGTGTTTAGTGACCAGACGAAATCCGAGGACGGACTGAGTGATTTGCTGGGTAACTACTTCCTCCGCACGGTACAGGTGAAGGGCACCCCCGGCCAGCCTGGTGCGGAGGCATATGTAATCTACCGCTCCAGTCCGTACACGGCAGCGGGCCAGCAGTCGATGATATACGCCTACGATGTCAGCGACCCGCTACCCGCTAACTGGGCACTGCGGAGTCCGTGGGCAACGTCCAGCGACCATAACGGGGGCGCGGGCGCTCCCGCGTATAGTGTCGAGATGCTGTCAGATATGACATATGACGGCACGCACTTGTATTGCTCTGTGCAGAAGTCAGGGCTAAAGAAGTACGACCCGGCAGACCTATCGACGCCGGTCGCGGTGAACCAGAACTACACGGCAAGGCAGCACGAGACACAGGGCGGCACGGTTGACAGTGACCCGTCCGGCTATATGTACGTTGCAGCCTACCAGAACGGTGTTCGTATTGTCCCGAAATCTACGCTGTCAGATGGGCGCTACAGCACGATAACGCCGCTACGCGATGACCAGAACACTGCGCTCCGCCCGTGGGACGCGGTGCTGTCAAAAGATGAGAACTGGCTGTTCCTTTCCATCCAGTCCAGCGACCCGACCGGCACACCGTCCACCAGCGGACTCCAGGTGGTTGATGTCCACGACCCCGCAAAACCTCAGATAGTGACCACTCATATTCTGCCGGTGGCCGACCAAGATATCTTTAACGGTAGGCATGACCAGGCATGTGTCCGCATACAGCGGTTCACCTACAACACCCGCGACTATGTGGCGCTGGGCAACCTCAAAAAGGGCCTGGTTTTCTACGATGTCACCGACCCCACCCGTCCCAACTATTTGGGCACCCACACTATGTCCTTGCAGCAGGCTGGCAGTCAGCCTGATGGCATAGGTCACAGCGCGGTATGGGAGGACGGGGGTGTAACGTATATCGCTTATGGCGATTATGGTAGCCTTACCAACGAGGCTGGCACAAAGCAACTGTATATTGATGAACTAACTTTGGAGGGTAATATGGCCTTCGTTATTGGTGTTTCCGACTACCTCAACGCCGGGACTAATACCGCTCTCAATGCCTCTAACGGCACAAAAACTGCGGGCCAGGACGCTTCACACTGGCACACAGCGTCAGCGGGTGACTATATTGACCAGGTGACTATCAGGATAGACGCGCCTGGCCTTCGGGTAACGCGCTTCGCCCTGTATACGGTGAGCGGTGGTGTACCTGACCAGTTCGTTAATAGCTGGGAGGTGTCATCAAACTCAGGTGAAACCCGCGACAGCTATAGCACTTACCCGCTGGGCGAGCAGTACGCGCTACAGGATGGCGTGACGTACACCATCGCCGCCGTCCGCGATGATGCGGCATCTGGGGGAACAAATACGGGGATTATTAGTGCTGACCCTGATGTAGCATTTTCCGGGCAGAACGGCACGGCGGACGGCACGGCGGCTGATGGCGTTTTCCAGAACCCCTATGGCGGCAGCCCTGCGGCTGTTGATGTTATTGCTATGGCCTTCCTTGGCGACAGTAGCGGCGGTGGTAATGGCTTGAAGCCCCCTTTGGCTGCCAACTCCAGTATTAAGCTGGGCACTGAGCAGGATAAAAAGGAGGCCACGATTGCCTCAGGTGCTCCCGGCACAGGGGCTGATGAGGTTGCTATCTGGGCGGCTGCAAGCGTGGATATTTCAAGGCGGCAATCTGTTGTTGGTACGTTCCGGTCATTGCACCGATACGCGCAGAACAATCTCGGCTCCTTGCCTGCGACTGGCCCCACCATCCTGCATGTTGATGTTGGCGGCGGTAATGGCCAGATTGAGGTTGATGGAACCCCCACGGCCAGCCAGTGTCGGCTGGAGATTGGCGCGGATATTATCACCAACCAGGAGAGCGGCAGGCTGGCTGAAACCTTCAAGCAACTGGAGCAGGTGTGGCTTGAGGCAAGTACGGGTAACTAGCCATGCCTACGATAACGGACGCGCGCTTTGATTCATTGAGGGCATCTGGTTACACAGGTGCCACCAATGACATGTTATTGCAGTGGCTCCAGTTTGAGGGCGCTACTGCAAACAACCTGCCTGATGCGTGGCAAGAGTTCTTGGTTGCAAAGCTGGGAATTACTACAGCCGAATATCAGCGCAATGATGCGTGGTATGCGTACCTTGGCAGCTTGGGGTACACGGGGGCGGTTAATGACCGTGAGCTTCAGTTTTGGGTTAACCGGGTGCCCTGATGGGTTTCGCCCCGCGCCAAGGCGTCAGCAACCTGCGGGAAATGTTCTATTACACATGGACATGGATTAACCGTACCCATAATGACCTAAGTAGCACTATTGACACCTTCTCCACTGATGGATTGCCTGGGCCACTGCTCACCGCGACCACCAGCGGCAGCGTTTGGACTGACCTTGTTGAGTACACGCTGACAGGTGGCGAGGCATACCATGGACTAATAGTGTTTGCCGCAAGCAGGATTGGTGGGAATGGCACTGCTGGCGACCCTTACTATAAAGCGAATCGCCCGTTTGTGATGTATGACGATGGCGGTGCTGACCATAGTGATACCCAGTTGTATGAGGTGGGCAATGCACAACTGGCCACCCGGATTATTAACAGCGGCCCGGACACGGTAAAGGTTCAGGTTCGTGGCAGGAACAATCAGGACTGGGAGTGGCAGGCCTTCGTACTTCGGAGGGCGTATTGGTGAATATTGATGAGTATGACTTCGTTTTCGCTGAGATATACGCTGCTGCACCTACTGACAAGGTGACGGCGGCTAGTGCGGCATTGGATGCGTTTGAGGGTGAGAATCTGCGCGGCGATGCCAGCCTGTATATATGGGTAAAAGCCTACGCGGCAGCGATAGCCAGTGGGGCGGATAGTAACCAGGCAGGCGTGGCGGCTAGTAATGCGGTGTTAGACCATGCGGAAACCATGGAAACGCGCTTTAACCGCAGCGGGTAATGGAAGGAATGAGGTAAATGACCGATGGAAACAATAGCAAGTCTAGTCACATCCTTGTCCATAAGCGGGGTGTTTTGGTTGTGTGCGTCCCTGTTCTGGTTGCTATCGTTAGCAGCGTGGGCGGTGTTGTGTCTGACCTCATCCAAGCAAGCCGTGGGGCCAGCGCAGACCAAATCGCGGTATTGGCTTCACGGGTCGAGAGCCTCGGATATAGGGCAGACAGTTTCCAGGATGAGATACGCGACTGCCACGCTCGGGTTGACATCCTTGACCGCCGATACACTATCCTCAGAGGAGACTTTGAGGCGCAGAAGCGAGGACGCGCCGAGGGAGACGGTGCGGGTTACCATACCGGGCGCGGCGGCTGAACAGGTGATATTTAAATGAAGTGGCCGACACCCTACTTCACCCGCGCTGAATTCGCCTGCAAGTGCGGTTGTGGGTTCGACACGGTTGACTATGGCCTTGTGGCTGCACTGGACAAGATACGGGCGCACTTTGGCGTTCCTGTGACCATAACCAGCGGGTGCCGTTGTGAGTCCCACAATCGTGCTGTAGGCGGTTCTGAGGCATCCCAGCACCGGAGGGGCAGGGCGGCAGATTTCACAGTTCAGGGCATCCCCCCGTCCAAAGTTGCGGAATATGTTGAGGGGCTTGGACTTGGGGGCATTGGCATCTACAAGACATGGATACACATAGACACACGACACGGAAAAGCGAGGTGGGATAAGCGATGAACAGACTGGAAGGAAGTGTAACGCTGTTTGGCGGGCTGGTACTGGTTGGCCTGATGATGACGCTCAGTATGTGTGTGAGTGCGTCCACTATTGATGTTCGGTGGCCTGATGACTACGCAGGCGACCAGGCTTTACCAGACGGCGAGTACAACCATTTCCAGCGTTACAGCTACTACACGGTACCGTATGCGGAATTGTTGTACGGCGGCCTGTGGGTGCCCCCTACGCGCCCTGTTCCGGTGTTCCCTCCTGCTGAGCCTGAGTGCGATATTGCGGTGAGTCCTTCGTATGGGTGCGTGTATGAGGTGGAAACGAACGAGGTTCCATTGCCCCCTGCGGCGTGGCTGTTCCTGTCGGCACTGGCTGGGCTGGGGTGGGTGAAGCGAAGAGGCAGTGATGAGCTGGCTAGGTAAGCTGTTTGGCACTGATAACGCGGTCGAACAGGTAATCTCCACGGGGGAGCGCCTGTTGGACGATGCGTTCTACACTGACGCTGAGAAGGCGGAGGACACGGCGCGTGACCGGAGTGAAGTGCGAACAATGGTTGTCGAGTGGATGGCAAACACACAAGGCCAGAATCTTTCTCGACGGGTCATTGCCCTGTCAGTTACGGGGGTCTGGTTACTCATGTACATGCTGTCCACTGTTTTGGGACTCGGCGCTGTCTGGGTTGACGCGTCACTCAACGCCCGGTTACTTGAATCTATCGCCATCCTTGATGAGCGAAATGACGCAATGACGGGCGCGGTGATGTTGATACTCGGTTTCTACTTCGCGGCCCCCAAGATAGGCCAGATTGCTGACGCGGCTATGGCGAGGTTTAGCAAGCAATGATTAACAAGGCAGGCAGGGAAACGGTAGCGTGGGCATTGGGTGCCATAGCCACCCTGATTGCCATATGGGGATATGTTGACGCTCAGCACGAGCCTAGCGGCACGGTGGCGGCTGCGCTGGAGGTGATGCTGGGCGTGGTAGAGGACGACCGCGCGGCTGACCTGTACTGGCTGAACGAGAAAGAGAAAAATGAGGGCTTGACCCCGCATGAGGTGGGCCGGAAGGGTTCCATTGAGGCGGGGTTGAGGCGTATTGAAAGAAAACAAAGGGCGCTTGATGATGAGTGACGGAATAGCCAAGAACTGGGAAAAGGTGGCTGAGGGCTGGCGGCTTACTTTCGCTGAGTGGCGGAGGTCGGACATTCCTGAGACACGGGCGGATATTCGGCGGGGTGATTACCTGCGGGCGCTGCACAATGCCAGCGGCCTCCTGTCTACGATGTACAAGCACACGTATCGGACTACGTTCTACCTGACCCCCTTGCGGTGGGCGGCGTATTGGTGTGCGGTGCTTTACCTGGTGACCTAATGACCATCATAGAGGCTATTGTTATCATATTCGTACTGGCCACGCTGGGCGGTGTTGCGGGCAGTGATGCGGAGACTGAGGCGGAAGCCTGCTTGATATGCGTAGAGATACGCAAGACAACTAACGCTTCCCATGATTCGGATGAAAACCATGAGCAACCTCCGCAGACTTTCTAGCGCAGCACGCCTCAAAGAAGTCGTCGTGCCTGCCAAGGTGGATTGTTTTGCCGTGGTATATAGAGGCGCGCCACTTTCTAGCCTCTTTGTCCCAGGCAACCCCCACCACTCCGCTGGCGTTGCGCTTACTTCTAGAGGCGTTGCGCATGTTTTCGCTTTGGCTCACATCTCTCAGGTTTTCCCAGCGATTATCCAGGGGGTTCCCGTTGATGTGGTCAACGCCCTGCTTCGGCCAGTCACCCGTCATATACAGAAAGGCGAGGCGATGAAGCGTGTAGACGCGCCCCTTTATCATCATTCGGTAATATCCCCGCTTGAGGCTTCCTGCGATGGAACCGCACCTCGCGCCCTGTCCTGCCAGCCTAGTAAAAACCCCAGTATCAGGACAGTAATGCAGGACGGATTTAAGGTAAGATTGAGTCAGTTCCATGAGGCTCTCCATAAGCTGATTGGAATAGTGACTGGGGGTTGCCGCCCCCAAGTCACGCATTATAGCACGGAGATTTACTGATGCCGCAGTGGGAGCGTATACAAGATTCGTTCAGCGCGGGCGAAGTCGGACTCAGACTCTTTATGAAGGAGTCTGACCCCGGTTTTCGGAGCGCCCTGCTTGAATGTGAAAACTTCTATCCGGGCTTGCAGGGTTCCGCCATCCGCACGCCGGGAACTAGGTATGTCTACACCGTACCCAACAGTGACACGGCGGTTCGGATTATCCCGTACAACACCCCTAGAAACACACAAGCCTTGGTTGAGATTACTGAGGGCCAAATGCGGGTAGTTGATGATATTGGTCTGGGTATCAACGATGACATAGTGTCTGGTGGCACTAGCTGGAAAAATGTTACAAGCAACTACCAGTGTCGCTCAACATTCTTCCCGTGGGACATGGAGCCGCAGGGCGAGGTGGCGGCTGGTGGCGACAACCTGGGCTGGACTATCATCCCCGGCAGGTTCTCCGGTACAGCGCGAATCAGCCAGTCTGAGGCTGTGCTGACTACTTGCTCAATGGAGAACGAGTGTAATCCGATACCTGAGGACGCGCCGAACGGTGTGCTGCTTCAGGTGGATTTGCAGTATGCCAATAACTTTGCGGTGGGCAGTAATCCTGAGGATGAGAAGATTGCCCGCATTGAGATACGTGATGCCCCGAATGGTGGTGGGACGCTGTTCTATGAAGAGGACTTGGATTACCTGCAAGTGGGGCAGTCATTTGCGGCCATCCTGAATATCGGCGGTTCCTACTTGGCGGGACAGGTGTTTTACGTCCGGTTCTGGTTCCAGGCTACCCGCGATGATGAGAAGGATACTGCCAGTACCCCCAATTTCCTTATTAACCAGCTAGGCATCCGCGCACCCGTGGCTGTGGCTGTGGTTCCTGATGTTGTTACCGGGACTATCCCTTGGCTGGAAAGCGAGCTAGACGATATCCAGTTTGTTCAATCCCCGTATCCCGATAGCAGTCAGGGGAATCTCTACGGCAAGCAGGTAGTCTTTACCCACGGCAACCACCCTCCCCAAGAATTGATATTCACGGGTTCTGAGTACCAGCTTAGGCCGATATTCACCGATGAGGTGACACAGCACTATGAGCAGTGGCAGTGGGACACGCAGGGCTATCCTGCGGCCTGTAGTAGCTACCAGGGTCGATTGGTGTTGGCGGGTAGCAACCTTGAGGTAGCTGACAGTCCGACTGGTACGAACAGTGAGAACGTCTGGGCTACTGAGTCCCGTAGGTGGTTTGCCTTCACTGACCCGGAAAGCGGTGAGGTGCCTGATGCGGCTGACTCGGTAGACTTCACTGCAATTTACCGCAGCCCTATCCAATGGGTGTTTGGCCAGAAATCACTGCTGATTGGTGCTGAGTCGATGGAGTATGCGGCTACGTCAGACAACGTGTTTGCCCCGAATGATTTGGGGATATTCATGCAGTCCACACACGGCAGCTCAAGGGTTCAGCCTGCAGGGTTTGGTAGCTTTGCCCTGTTCGCTGGTGAAGCTGGCAGAAAACTAAGGGCGATGCAGTACGTGGATGAGGACGCTGGCTGGGTATCGCCTGACCTTGGACTACAGCATCCGACCCTGTTCGATTCGGGTATCCGCCGGATTATCCGTATGCGCAACCCGCAACAAATGGCTGTGGTTGTCCGGGGTGATGGGCAACTGGCGCTCCTGCACTATGACACCAACGCCAACATTTTGGGGTGGTCGCGTATCCGCCTGAACGACCCGGTTATTGATGCTTGTATTCTTCCTGATGACACGGGCGCTGATGTCCTCATGTTGGCTGTTCGGCGCAGGATTAACGGGGTTTGGAAGATTACCATCGAGGGTATAAACAGGTGGTATGACGGTGAGGAACAGACATACCTGAACAGCGGGGTTCTTGGGGTGAATAACCCAGCCTCCCCGACTATCTCAGGGCTTGACCACCTTGAGGGCGCGTATGTGCAGGTGGTGGGCGATGGTGCCTTCCTTGGGACTTACCAGGTATCGGGCGGTTCGGTGACGGTGGATGAGAAGGCCCCGGGCGTCCCCCGTAATATCACGTGGTTCAATGCTGGGCTGGCGATGACTGCCCGCCTGCGGACTATGCCTTTGGTGACTTCAGACCCGTCCAGCAAGAAGCGGTATCCAAAGATTTCAGTGGCTTGTATCAACAGTTCCCGCCCCATTATAAACGGGGAGCGGCCTGATGACCGTAGTCCTATAAGCAGTATGAATATCAGCCAACCCCGAGATATAATCGCTTATAACGAAGTGGCTAATCTCGGCAGCGATGAAACCCAAGTAATAACCATTGAGGAGAATCTGCCAGTTCGCACTGAGGTAATCGGCGTATTTGGCAAGGTAGCAGGTAATTCAGTATGACTATTAATTCTAGCTACAGCCCTGAGCTACGCCCGATTAACCCTTCGCGGGTGTATAACTTCAACTTTCAGGCGATTACGGGGACGGTGTACGTTTTTGAGGTGGACGCTGATGGGGTTCAGACCCCGGCCAGCAATATCTCGATTGTTTACAACGGCAGTGCTCCCATCTATGACGGTGGCCAAATTACGTTCAATGACCCCCATACGGCGGGCACTGTCAACGTACTCATCACCCGCAGCACTGACCAGACTCAGTTGGTGGACTTTCAGCCATATTCGGATTTCCCGGCTGAGTCGAATGAGTTTGCGCTGGATAAACTAACGCTTATTGACCAGGAGAACACTGGCGGCACAGGTGGCGGTGGTGGCGGTGGCGACATTGACGGCGCTACCAACATTGGTGCCGGTGAGGGTTTGGTGTTCAGTCAGGAGGTGAATGGGGAGCTACAGTTTCGCACCCTTCGCGCTGGTTCATCCAACGTCACTATCACCACAGGTGCCAATGAAGTCACTATTGACGCAGTTGGCGGCGGTGGCCCTGGTGACGGCTTGGCCCGTGACGGTTCTGAGACCATGCAGGGCGACATCCGCTTTGAGTCAGGGTTGGGTTCCTACGGTGTTGTTTACCAGGAAGGCACGGGGACGGGCATGGGCTGGGGCACTGACTCAGGCAACCTAGACGCTGTGCTTGACCGCACGATTGACGGTGGCGCATCCACTAAATTGCGGATGTGGGAACAGACGGGCACTGAGATACAGTTTGCTGTCGGTGAAACCACCCCCTCACTGGCGGACTACAGTTGGCGGTTCAAGGACTCCAGCGCAAACTTTATCGGCTACGGTGCAACGGAACTTGATTCGGGTATCACTGTTGAATGGCTTGACCGCTCCAATGCTGATGAGTTGCAAATGTCGCTGGCCATGGGCATTGATGATATCGCCCGGTTGCAGTCGCATAACGGTGCTGAGTTGCAGTTGTCCGCCCAAAACGGCGCGACCATGACGCTAGGTTCGTCCAATATATCCACCAACTCCGGCATCGCACTCGACTACAACGCGACATCACTCCCCGGCTCTTTGACCATGCAGGCGAATAGCACGGTTCAGCTTACCGGGCTGTCAGCGCGGCTAGGCACAGAGGGCAGTGCTGAGTACATCATAAACGCACTCAACGGGCGCGCATCTGTCAACACTACTGATAGGTTTACAGTGTCGGGTGGTGACTTGTGGTGCGGTAGTGGTGTGGCAATCAACATCCCCAATGCCTCGCACCAGATACGCTATGCCAGTGTGCCTGGTGGTGGTAGTGGTCTCACCCTGTCATCCAACGGTGGAACCATCCAGATGTCCACTATTGGCATTTACCTGAATGCCCAAGCTAACTGCGAGGTTGTGAATAGCCCGTCAGACCCGCACTATGCTACCGCTTTCAACCCGCCCATTTCTGACCGCAGGCTGAAGGAGAACATCGAGACCCTTCAGTACGGGCTTCAGGAGATAGTCCAGCTTCGCAGTTGCACGTTTGACATTATTGATGGTGAGCGTGGCCGGTGGGGATACATAGCGCAGGAAGTTGAGGAGATTATGCCTGAGCTTGTTGTGCCTGCTGCGGAGGAGGGTTACTTGACGGTTCAAGAGAGCCGGGTTGTGCCTGTGCTGGTGAACGCAATACAAGACCTTGCATCCGAGAACGTCAGGATGCGCGACAGGCTAACGTCCCTTGAGGACAGGTTGGCAATACTGGAGGGTTCCAATGTCTAGTAATGGCCCAATGGTCAGTGAGGTCAGCATCTGTAACCAGGCGCTGACTTGGCTGGGGCAAGACCCCATTAGCTCGCTGGATGACCGTTCAGCAACGGCGGAATGGATGCGCAATAACTACCCATTTCTCAGGGACGCGGTGCTTGAGGAAAGGATGTGGACGTTTGCCACTGCCCGTGACACGTTTGTGACTGCTGCACTAGACCCGTTTGGTGCCCAGTACAGCCACGACATCCCCAGTGACTGGCTGGCTGTCTACCGGGTGTGGCGTAGTGTAAATGGTTCTGAGCCTAGCTACTGGCAGGTGTCTACCGGTTGGCGGCGTGAGGGCAATAAGATACTGGCTGATGATGCCACTATCTACGTGTGGGGTTTGAAGCGGATTGAAGACCCTGGTCATTTCTCCAGCCTGTTTGTACAAGCGCTGGCGGCACGACTGGCGGCAGATGCCTGTATACCCCTGACTGAGAACCGTGCGTTACAAGTTGATATGTGGAACCTTTACCAGACGAAGCTGCGTGAGGCGGCTGCAAGGGATGGCCAGCAGGGCGGGCCTGAGGAACTGGGTTCCAACAAATATACCGTGGCTAGATACCGTGGAGGGTTTGGTTGATGGCTGATTCCCGCCTGACAGGTGCGATAGGTGGCGCCGGACAGGGTGCCGCGATTGGTGCGCAGTTTGGCGGCGCTCCTGGTGCTGTTGTTGGTGGCGTCATTGGTGCTGTCGGTGGTTTCCTTGGCGGTGGCGGTGAGGATGAGGCCAAGGAACTGGCGAAAGACCAAGCCCGCCTGATGCGCCGTACAGCCCGCGAGAACCGCCGTAGACGGATGCAAGAACTTAGGTTGCAGACAGGCATGATGACCGCCCAAACGGCCGCCAGCAACGTGGCAGGTGGTTCTATGGACAGGTACCGTAGTGCGGTAGAGGCTGAGTACCGCAGTCAAATAGATTGGGACTTTGGCACTGACCTGAAGAACGCCAACCTGGTGCAGAAGGGCGGGCAGGCTGCTGCCACACAAATACAAACAGCGGGGATTGGCCAAGCCATTGGCGGCCTGACAGCTATCGGTGCGGCGTATGCGGGTGGCGCATTCAAGAAGCCCAACTATGTGTACAAGGGTTCCAATCGCAGCCTTGGGGCATTTGGTTCAACAGACATGCCAGGTGATGCTGGCTATATACCGTTTTGATGGGTGACTAGATGAGATTACAGGGCGTAACCTTCAGCGCGGCTAGTACCCCCCAATCCGAATCACCCCAGCGTGCGGTGAATGAGGCGGCACAGCGCAGGGACATTGTGAACCAGGTGGTTCAGGGTGCCCAGGAAATTGGCGAGGCCCGTAGGAACTTTGTATCCACCAGGGCGCTGGCGGCTTACAACGAAGAGAACGCTGCCTTTCG